ACGTCACAAACTCGGAGAACAGATGAAAAAATACGAAGAAATTACGCAACGAATAAAAGAAGCAGACGGTAAGTATCATGCTAATGATAACATTAATTGGGCTATTTTTGACGGAGAAAAAGAACAGTTAATTGAAGAACTTACTGAAAAGTTCGAAGGTGTGCTAGACGCACTTATTATTGATCGCAAAAACGATCCTAATTCGCAAGATACAGCACGGCGTCTTGCAAAGATGTACTATAACGAGATTATGAGTGGACGATACGACGATCGTCCTAATGCTACTGCATTTCCTAACGTAACAAACGATCCTTACAAAGGTATGTTAGTTGTACGTAGCGAACTTAAAAGCATGTGTTCGCACCATCACCAGCCAGTAAGTGGTGTTGCCTATATTGGCATCATTGCTGCTGATACACTTATCGGACTAAGCAAATACACACGTCTAGCACAATGGTGCGCACGTCGTGGCACACTACAAGAAGAACTAGCAATGGATATTGCTAAAGAAATCATGAACGCTACTGGTTCCGAAAACGTAGGCGTGTATATACAAGCTACACACGGTTGCTGTGAAAATCGCGGTATTAGTGCACACAGCTCACTTACGCAAACTACAGTACTAAAAGGTGCATTTTATGATGATCCTAGTACTAAGAAAGAATTTATGGATAACATCAAACTACAACAAGGATACTCAAACTAATGGCAGCAGAAAAACCTGTACAACTTGGTCCGTTTCAGTCAGTGCTTGACAGCGATCAAGACGGCGTAATTCGCAAAGAACTTGTAATTTATCGCAAAACTGGCGGACACGTAATTCGTGAATCTGCTGTACGTGAATATCATACTAACGGTGATTATCACGATAGTATTGGATCTACGCCAATTATTAAAGGAGATTTATAATGGCTGAGCCCGTTGATATAAGCAAGAAACATTTTTATATCAGCCTCGTAAAGAGTGCTGTACGTATCGGAGCAGGCGCTGCATTTGTAAGTGTACTGTTTATGCCGGTAGGAATTATGCCTATTGTAGTAGGCGGTGTATTACTAATTGGCGCTGAAGTACTCGGTATTCTTGAGGAGCTTTAATGAAATTACGTTATTCAGAAGCATTTTACAGTGTACAAGGTGAAGGAAAGTACGTAGGAGTACCTAGTGTGTTCCTACGTACCTTCGGTTGTAACTTTCGATGCATGAACTTCGGTTTGCCAAAAGACAAAGACCGCTGGAAACAACATGCCGAAGGAAATCGATATAATCCCGAAGTGAAAGAATTGCTCGATGCCGGTGTGCACGAAACTACAGAAAAGTTTGAAGATTTACCTATTATTCATACAGGGTGCGATACTTACGCAAGTATCTATCCCGAATTTAAGCATTTTAACAAACTAGCAGAAGTCGACGAAGTAGTTGATCATTTAATTAGTTTATTACCCGAAGGCAAATGGACTATGGATAACGGGCAAGACATCCACCTAATTATGACAGGCGGAGAGCCTCTTCTTGCTTGGCAACGACTTTACGTTGATTTATTTGAACACCCTAAAATGAAGGACTTAAAAAATGTTACATTTGAAACCAACACTACACAAATGTTACACAAAGATTTACTCGACTATCTCGAGAATAACAGAAGAATTCAAGTCACTTTCAGCTGTTCACCCAAGCTCTCCGTTTCAGGCGAGTCTTGGAATGATGCTATTAAGCCTGAGGTTGCTAGCCAGTATGCCTCTGTTGCTAATAGCAATCTTTATCTTAAATTTGTTGTTGCTGACAAAGACGACGTTGACGAAGTTGGTAAAGCCGTGGAAGCGTACCAAGAAGCAGGAGTTGAGTGTCCTGTATACCTCATGCCACTCGGTGGACGTTCAGAAGAATATAATATGAATGTTAAAGAAGTAGCGGAAATTTGTATGCAGCGTGGTTGGAGATTTACTCCTCGACTGCATATCTCATTATTCGGTAATGCTTGGGGAACATAATGACTGAAATACTACCTGTAAAAGTACATCAAGTTTCAATCAATCAAACTATATTACACACAATATATCCCGGGCATCCTTATTGTAACAAAAAATGGATTAAAATCATTAAAGATATAGGCGACAAAATGGACAGGTCTACTAATATAAAAGGTGGTATGACTGATTATAATGATTTACGTGATAATCCTGAATTCCAGCCATTAAAAGATTTTGCAATATCGATTTCAGAAGAACATCCTTATCATAGTCCTACTACTTTAAATACCAAAGTGGATAATATGTGGGGTGCAATGTATAAAAAAGGTGATCATACAGTTCCACATTGGCATAATCCATATAATTTTTCTTTTGTATATTTTTTGAAATCAGATGAAAATTCACAACCATTATGCTTTACAGATTCTAGTGATAAATTTTATATTCCTCCAATAGAAGGTTCATTTGTACTCTTTCCAGCTTATCTTTTTCATCATGTACCTCATCAAACAAATGACACTGACAGAATTGTTATTGCTGGCAATCTTACGACAAAGGAAAAAAAGAAATGAAAAAATTTTTAAAACGTGTTATGGGCATCGATAAACTAGAACAAGAAAAAATCAAACTTCTTGAAGAAACTGACCCAAAAGCTGCTGCAACTGCAAAAGGTGAAGCATATGTTGCAGTAATAGATACACAAGTTAATCCTGATAATATTAGAAACGGATTTTTTGAACTCGATTGGAATAACGAATTTATTGAGCAACTATTAGATGCCGGTTATAAAGGCGAAACACCCGAAGCTATTGTAGATCAATGGTTTAAAACTGTTGTGTCGCAGATGCTACAAGAAGAAGGGCAAAGTACAGATCGTGATATGGGTTATATTAACGTAATTCCTATCGATAAAGGAAAATCTGAAGTTTCTTAAAAAAACTTCTTGACACTGTATGAGTTATATACTAATATAATTATATGAGCACTTATATTCTTGTAGACACTATGAACACTTTCTTTCGAGCTCGACATGTAGTTCGGGGAAGTCTCGACGACAAAGTCGGTATGGCTTTGCATGTAACTTTTAACAGTATTAAGAAAGCATGGACTGACTTTGATGCAGACCATGTGGTCTTTTGCTTAGAAGGCCGTAGCTGGCGCAAAGATGCTTACGAGCCTTACAAGCGCAACCGTAAAGAAGCACGTGATGCTATGACTGAACGAGAAGCAGAAGAAGATCGTGTGTTTTTTGAAATCTTTGACGAGTTTAAATCGTTTGTACGTGAAAAAACAAACTGTACTGTACTACACAACCCTGTGCTGGAAGCAGACGATCTTATTGCTGGTTGGGTGCAGTCTCATCCTAACGACAATCATGTTATTCTTAGTACAGATGGCGACTTTGCACAACTTATTGCACCCAATGTAAAACAATACAACGGTGTTAGTAATACTACAATTACACACGAAGGTTACTTTGACGACAAAGGTAAGCCAGTTATTGATAAAAAGACTGGTGATGCAAAGCCTGCACCAGACCCACAGTGGTTGCTGTTTGAAAAGTGTATGCGTGGCGACACTAGTGACAACATCTTTAGTGCTTACCCCGGTGTACGTAAGAAAGGCACTAAGAATAAAGTAGGTCTTACTGAAGCTTATGCAGATATGACTACTAAAGGCTACAATTGGAACAACATGATGCTTCAGCGTTGGACTGATCACAACGGTGATGAACACAGAGTTATTGACGATTACAATCGCAATGTTTTACTATGTGATTTGTCTGCACAACCCGAAAATATCCGTAACGAAATTACCAATACAATTAATGAACAAACACATACTCCTAAAGATTTATCACAAGTAGGTGTGCGACTTCTTAAATTTTGTAATAAGTGGGATATGCAGCGTATTGCTGATAATATTTCACTATATTCAACTCCATTCCAAGCGAGATACCCAGTATGAAAAATGCAAAAGAAATCCTAAAAGACAAGTTTTGGCTTGTTATTGACAACGGTAAAAATGTTGGCACAATATCATTCGACAACGACCATTACATTGTTAACAGCGACGGCAAATACGAAGTTTATAAGAACAAGTCTAATATTAAGAAAAAATTAGGTGATCTCACTTGGACTCAACTTAAAATTCAAGAAACTACACAATACGATGTGCACAAATTTGTATGTAATTCTAAGCCATATAATAGCATGTGGGACCTTAAAAAGAAATTGCCCTTGTTTACAAAAAGCGAAAAGTCTAAAAGTGTATATTGTGCAGGATATTACATCATTAAATTTAACAAAGGCTGGGTAAAAAGCTTTTGTCCTAAGTTAATCACTATTGAAAGATATGATTACAAAGGTCCATTTAAAACAGAAATCGAAATGCGCCAACAATTGAGTATAGAAAATGCAAAATCAACCAATTAATACAAGTCCACTAAAGGATTTTTTAAGTTTAGTAAAGAGTGCAGAGTCAAGCAGACAAAAAGAAATCAGACTTGACATTGACAAAGCAAAAAAGTTACAATTCTGCCTGACTTTAATGCTAGCTAGGCATGTAGAAAACTTAGAAGAACTGTTAATGAAAAAGCAAGATGAAGAAAATAATCCAATAATCGACATCAAAATGGATGGCGGTAGCAGTTGGTAATAGATAAATATACGTAGTTAAAGGAAGAAGAAAATGAGCAGGCCAAAACCTGTTATCTTAAAAGAATATACTGATAAGAAGACATATAGAACAGAACAAGTTCTTCAAGCTGATGCAATATGGGCTGTTTTTTATCAGAATAAACCTTTTAACCTAAAAAGTTTTAATAGTTTAACTAATTACCCAGGTCCTAAGTATAAGAAAACTAGTTTTTCTAATCCCGGACACGCTCATAACCTTGCTCAAAGGTTAAATAGTATGTGGAACACTGAAGATTTTAAGGTTATTAAGTTTACTTCAGATAACTTACTGAATGAATAGAGCAACATACACAAAAATTTTTTTAAACACTGCAAAAATTAGTGTTGATGAAGTTAATCTAAAAAAATATTCATCAGAATGGTGGTACAACATTCGTGATAAGCAGTCTGGTGGCTTAAGATTGACTGAAGAAGGTAGAGATTTTTTAAAGAATCAACTGTCTCTAGCGTTTTATCAAATAAACTTTCCACCAGATCTTAACATTTACAAAACGAACATTTTGATACACTTAGACAACTTTATCACATGTCCGTATTTTCTCACAAAAAAGTATATAGAAGTTACAGATGATCGCAAAGCAATGGAATTAAGTTTGCTTTCTGGTGATATAGAAAGATACGGCTTAATAAAAGCAATAGAAAAGCAAAAAAACATTTGACATCTAGTGTGTTTTGTCGTATTATATACATAGTTAATAAACAAATACACAGGTAACACACAATGGACAATATTCGTACCACTTCCCCAAACAATGCAAAGAAAGTTATTTCGGCTGCATTCGATCAAAAACGCCCAATCTTTATTTGGGGTCCTCCAGGTATCGGTAAGTCAGACATTGTTCACCAAATTGGTGCTAGTAAGAATGCTCATGTAATTGACATTCGTCTTAGTCTTTGGGAGCCAACTGACATTAAAGGTATTCCGTACTTTGATTCAACGCAAAGCAAAATGGTTTGGGCACAACCTAGCGAATTGCCTGATGAAGAACTTGCAAGCCAGTACGAACATGTAATTTTGTTCTTGGACGAAATGAACTCAGCTGCTCCAGCTGTGCAAGCTGCTGCATATCAGCTTATTCTTAACCGTCGTGTAGGACAATACAAACTGCCAGACAATGTTCTTATTGTTGCTGCTGGTAACCGTGACAGCGATAAAGGTGTTACATACCGCATGCCAGCTCCGTTAGCTAACCGTTTTGTGCACTTAGAGATGTCAGTATCATTTGATGACTGGTTTGAGTGGGCTGTAACTAACAAAATTCACCCTGATGTAGTTGGTTACTTGCAGTTTAGCAAAGGTGACCTGTATGACTTTGACCCTAAGTCGCCGAGCCGTTCGTTTGCAACACCCCGTTCGTGGTCGTTTGTAAGTGACTTCCTTACTGATAACTATGATTCAGAGACACTTATGGATCTTGTGTCAGGTTCGATCGGTGAAGGCCTTGCGGTAAAGTTTGTTGCACATCGTAAAGTTGCTGCTGACATGCCTAATCCAAGCGATATTTTGGCTGGTAAGGTAACAGATCTTGATACTAACGAAATTAGTGCAATGTACAGCTTGATTGTTGCAATGTGTTACGAACTTAGTCAGTCAGTTAACGACGATAACAGTGACTTTTACGGACAAGTTGAAAACTTCTTGAAGTTTTCAATGAAGAACTTTGATACTGAGTTGGTTGTAATGGGTATGAAACTTGCCCTTACTCAGTACCGTTTGCCGATTGATCCTGATAAAGTTCCTAGCTTTGATGAATTCCACGAAAGATATGGAAAATACATTAAGGCTGCACAAGAGTAAAAAAAAACAAAGCGCTTGACAAGTCAGGCGCTTTGTTGTATTATATACATATATTAAATAACAAAGGTGACATCATGTCTGTAGAAGGTACAAAACACTGGCAACCCGATCCTGATATTACTCCCGAAGAACTTGATCGTATGACTACAGAAGTAATGGATCGTATTACTGTTGCACGAGTCGGTTTGCTTTTGAAACACCCGTTCTTTGGCAATATGGCTACTCGTCTTAGAGTAAAACCTGCTAACGATTGGCTGCCGACTGCTGCCGTTGATGGTCGTAACTTATACTTCAATGCACAATTTTTTAATGCAATGGAAAACTCTGAGATTGAGTTTGTGGTTGCACACGAAATTTTGCACTGTGTATTTGATCACCTTGGTCGTCGTGGTGATCGTGACCCTAAAATTCATAACGTAGCTGCTGATTACATTGTAAACAATCTTCTTGTTCGCGACAAAATTGGTTCAAAGCCTAAACTTGTTGACTGTTACCAAGACTTCAAATACGAAGGCTGGTCTAGTGAAGAAGTTTACGATGATCTAATGGAAAATGTTGTTGAGCATATCGACTTGGATCAACTAGGCGAAATGCTCGACGAGCACTTGGATCTCGACGGTGACGGTAAAGACGGTCAGCCTAAATACACTGAAGCAGAAATGAAAGAAATTCGCGACAGTATTAAAGAAAGTATGCTGTCGGCTGCACAAGCTGCCGGTGCTGGCAAAGTACCAGGTGAAATTGCACGCATTATTAAACAGTTTACTGAACCTAAAATGAACTGGCGTGAAATTTTGCAACAGCAAATTCAAAGTACTGTTAAGAATGATTACAGCTTTGCTCGTCCGTCACGCAAATCACACTACGGTGCAATTATTCCCGGCACTGTCAACGAAGATACAATTGACATTTGTGTTGCACTTGACACCAGTGGTAGTATCGGCGACGATATGCTTAAAGACTTCTTAAGTGAAATCAACGGCATTATGAGTCAATACAATGACTATAATGTTAAGGTTTGGTGTTTTGATACTAAGGTATACAACATGGAAGAGTTTTCGGCTCATGATGGTGATATTGCTGAATACGAAGCTGCCGGTGGCGGTGGCACTGACTTTGAAGCTAACTGGGGCTATATGAAAGAAGAAGGTATTGAGCCTAAAAAACTGATTGTATTCACTGATGGTTATCCATGGGGTAGCTGGGGTGACGAAACTTATTGCGACACTGTGTTTGTAATTCACAGTAATCACGATAAGGATTTACAAGCACCCTTTGGAGTAACTGCGCACTATGAAGAAAAAAATTAATCAAGCGCCGAATCCACTAGAACTTTTTGATATTCGTAGAGTTTCGATCTGTCCAGAACATTTCGAAACTACTACGATTTCTTTTGACGACAACACTCCATTCAAAATACGCATGGAGTTAGGACTTATTGAATGGATAGAGGCAAATACCTCAGGACGCTATTACCTTAGAAAATTTAAAGATAGTGTTTGTATTGGCTTTGAACAGCCAAAAGAATTAACCTTTTTTATCATGTCAAATAAATAAATTACAAAAGGAGTATATAAATGACTGAAGAACAAAAAGAAATGCAAGAAGAAATGGTTTCTGAAGTACCACAAGGTTCACAACCGGCACCTGACTCTACAGAACTAACGGTTACTGACCTTGCTCAGTTACGCCAAATTATTGATGTTGCCACAGGCCGTGGCGCTTTTAAAGCTGGTGAAATGACTCAAGTTGGCCCAGTATATGATAAATTAGATAAATTTCTAAATCATATTGCAGCACAGCAGCAAGCACAGCAAGAAACACAAGCAAAAAGCGAGTAAAATATGTTAAAACACGTAGGACGAATAAAAAAAACACAAAAGAAGTGTATAGTAGCATATAGAGTTGTGCCTGGTACATCTGACGAATGTGTAATTATT